TGACGACACCAACTCATTTATCAAAGATGAACTTCTGAGGTACATGGAGACGGAGAGATTGGAATTAAGGCCGGAGGACATCGCATTGAAGCTACAAAAGGGAGAGACACCTGTAACTGTTAAATCAATTAAGGGATGAGAATTATCGGTTTTTGGCATATATGGGCCGTTAATCACTACTACACCGTGATCACAGATCAGTTGCGTATTTTACTGACATCCGGCTTATACGATGAGTGTGAGGAGATAAGGATAGGATTCATTGGCACAGCAGATGATAAAGCACTTTTTGACAAGTTATTCACAGGTGTTTATTCCAAACTCAAAGTCCGGTTTTATTCAACAGATCCTTCACTGTATGAATTTCCGACACTGAAACTTATTGAGAATGACAACTCAGATTATGTAGGATTCTATTTTCACACCAAGGGAGTGACACGCCCATTTGAATCGGTCATACAACACTGGAGATCGCTACTTAATGAAGAAATATTAAATCGGTATCGGGAGCACAGGGACAGGGTAGAGAACGGATATGATTTGTCATCAATAAATTATCTGAAGTCACCGGATCATTTTTCCGGAAATTTCTATTGGTTCAATCGGAGGTATTGGGATCGGTTGCCAAAGATTGACACCCTTGACAAAAACAACAGGTGGCATGCGGAACAGCTAATTTGCATGGGTAATCCAAACTTTTATTCACCACCTCATGTGGAGCCAGGAGAGGCAATTTTCCCAATCAAATATAAATAACCATGTACACAGGAAAGACAGTTTTAATCACAGGAACAAGCAGGGGTGTAGGATGGAGCCTTGCAGAACACTTTATGAAAAATAACGCAACCGTAATCGGTATGAGTCGAAATATGGAAGGACCGGAAGGAATGTCATGGAGTCCGTGTGATTTAGCAAAATCAGATCAACTCATCAAAAGGATAAAAGAAATGGAGCATAACTACCATAAACTTGACATCGTAATCAACAATGCAGCAGTGATGTCATCCCGATTCTCTCAGAAGATGCCAGTGGAGGATGCAATAAACATGGTCAATGTGGACTTACTTGCACCATTTCTAATTTGCAGGGAAGCATCAAAACTCATGTACGACATCCCTTATGGTCGGATAATAAACATCGGCTCTATTGCAGACGTGTGCGAGGCCATGGGAGATAGTGTTTATGCCGCTTGCAAGGCCGGACTAAAAACCATGACAAATGTTTTGGCAAAGGAATATGCACGGCAAAACATCACCTGTAACACCCTTGCAATATCCGCTATTGACACTGACATGTTGGCAAAGCACAAGCCAGAGGTAGTGGACGCATTGGTAAAGACATTTCCGATACCCCGCAAGGCGACCATAGACGACATAACCAACGTCATTGACTTCTTTTGCTCAGAAAAGAGTTCTTATATAACCGCACAAACAATTTATCTTGGAGGACTGCACAAATGAAAGGCATAGGGATAATAAAAACAGCGAGTTACATACCGCCAAACATCAACACCAATGCAGAGGTATGTCGGAATGTACCGGGAATGACAGAGGAGTGGATAATGTCAAAACTTGGGATTAAGCAAAGATATTATGTTGGGGAAAACGAAACAGCCTCATCCATGTCACGCATCGTGGCAAATAAACTTTTGCTCAAAGATGGATTCCCGCATATTGACCCGGCAAAGATTGGATTGATAATGATTGCATCGTTCAGTCAGGACTACGTGTTTCCTCCAATGTCAGCAAAGATTCATCAGGACATAGGTGGTCCAAAACATTGTCAGGTTATTGATGTGAATGGTGTTTGTACCGGACTGATAACCGCCACGACACTGGCCGTGGACACCATGAAAAGTAATCCAAAGATTGAGTATGCTATTGTAATTGGAGTGGAGATACTATCAAGATTCACCGATAAAACAGACAAATACACCGCACCATTTTTCAGTGACGGAGCATCAGGGGTGTTGCTTGGCCGAGTGCCGGAAGGATATGGACATCTCAATTCATTCTTCTGCACCGATTCAACCTATTATGAGGACACCCGCATGAGGAGAGGACACATGATTGAACATGAGGGACACAAGACATGGACAATGGCCGTGGAGAACATGCCGTATTCAATCAGGGAACTGCTGAAGGATGAGAACCGGAGCATCGAGGATGTTGACTTTTTTATCTTTCACCAGGCAAACCTTATTCTCAATGAGTATATTTTGGATAAAATGAAGATCCCGCGGGAAAAGTCATACATCAATGTTGGGGAGATAGGAAATACCGGTGCAGCAAGTATAGGGATTGCACTTGACGAAGCAGTCAATAAGGGATTAGTCAAGAAGGACATGCTGCTTATGCTTGTAGGCGTAGGTGCCGGATTCAACTTTGGAGCAAACCTTTGGAGGATGGTATGAAATATTCAGAGATAGAAATAGGACAGACCGCCCGGTACACTAAGTGGATAACACCGAGTATTGTAGAGGCGTTCATTGCTGTTTGCGGAGATGACAATCCAGTGCACACAAAAGGGAAGAAACCAATAGTTCATGGCATTCTGATAAGCTCATTCATCTCAACACTGATAGGCAAACAACTACCGGGAGACGGGGCAGTATGGGTGTCGTATGATGTCAGATTCATTCTGTCTGTCTATGTTTGGGATAAGATAGTAATCATCGGTAAGGTGCACTCAAAAGACGACAAGAACAAAAATATCCGGTTATTCCTTGACGTTTTTAATGAAAAAGATGAACTTTGTGTTTCAGGTAGTGCAATTGTAAAAGTTCCAGCATGAAGAAAAAAGCTATCATCTTTGATTGTGACAACACCCTTTGGTGCGGTGTGCTTGGAGAAGAAAATGTCATCCCATACGAAATAATACAGAGAGATATAGTGTTCCTGGCAAACCACGGAGTCATAATCGGACTATGTAGCAAGAACAATGAAGATGATGTGCTCAATGCTTTAAAATCACAGACACTCACGGAAGAATATATATCTGTAAAGCGCATCAATTGGAAGGATAAGGCATCTAATCTGAAAGAGATAGCACAGGAGTTGAACATAGGATTGGATGCGATAGTGTTTGTTGATGACAGCCCGTTTGAGAGAGACCTGATAAAAGACCAGTTGCCTGAAGTAATGGTTATTGAGCCGGAACATCTTATTGCAACCGCAGCATTTAACTTCAACCTATCCGGAGACATCACAAAAACACGTCAGTATAAAGAGAATCATCAGAGGGCAAAGCATCAGGAGCAGTTTACGGACATAGGCCAATATCTTGATTCGCTTGGCATGGTGCTTTCAATAAAGTTTAATGACATCCTACATATTCCCAGAATAGCAGAGCTTACTCAGAAGACAAATCAGTTTAATCTCACTACCGCACGATATGATGAAGAATCTCTGAGGTATCAAGACCGGGTGTATTCGCTGTCAGTCAGGGATAAGTTTGGAGACAGTGGGATAACAGGAGTGTGTATTGTAAACAGATGGGATGTGCCACAATACGCCATACTCAGTGTATTTTTACTTAGTTGTCGGATACTTGGACGCACCATTGAACATGCGTTCATAGACTACATAATGAAGGATCTGCAGAGATGCGGATTCACTCAGGTTTACGGAGAATATATCCCATCAGCAAAGAATCAACAGGTAGCATCTTTCTATCCTGATCTTGGATTCGAGCGATGCAGTGGCGACACAGACGAATTTATCTATTACATAAAAATACAAAACTATAAAGACCATGCAGCAAGAGACCGGTTCCAATACCAGTGAGAGGATAAGGAAGGTTATGGCAAGGAGCCTTGCCACCACAATAGAAAAGATTACCGAGCACACCACCCAGGATAATGTTGACGGGTGGGATTCAATCAATCACATAAAGATGATTGTGGCCTTTGAAAGAGAGTTCGACATCACAATACCGGATGAACAGGTATCAAACATGATTAGCTTCAGACTTATTGAATCAGTAATACAGCAGTGTTATGGAAAATCCGCATGATGTAACTCGGAAATTTGAACAGGCAATATGCGATTATACCGGATCCCCTTATTGCGCGACTACGGATAATGCGAGTAATGCTTTATTTCTTGCATTGATGTATGATAATGTCAAAGGGAAAGAGATTGAAATCCCATGCCATACTTACATGAGTGTCCCGAATGAAATTTTACATGCCGGAGGAAAGGTTAAGTTCAGACAACCTCCCTTGTCTATTCCAGGATACCTCAGAGGAGCATATCAGTTAAGAGGAAGCCGTGTATGGGATAGTGCATTGCGTTTCACGTGCGACATGTATATTCCAGATACTTTTATGTGTTGCTCATTCACCGGAGGTTTTAAGCATTTAAATCTCGGTAAGGGGGGCTGCATTTTGACCGACAATGAGGATGCGTACAGGTGGTTTAAGATAGCACGTTTCTCGGGAAGAGAGGAATGTAGTTATCACGACCAGAAATCTTTTGGCCTTGGTTGGAATTTCTATATGAATCCGATGATTGCGACTCTTGGCCTTTTGAACATGACTAAGTTTTATAATGTCAATGGCACGAAAAAGAACATGCCGGACGTTGAATTACCATATCCTGATTTATCAACCCATCTCGCATACAAATGAATATAATCATAATAGGCACAGGTGGTGCAGTATCAGAAATGATGAGCATCTTTGAGAGATTCCCGATAAAAGGTTTTCTCGAATATCCTGAAAATATTGAAAAGTATTACAAGCGATACGATAATCTTCAATGCTGTCCAATACTCGGAACGATAGATGATTACGTTCCGCAACCAATGGATGAGTTTGTTATAGGCATGACTAATATCGACTTTCGACAGAAAGTAGTCGAAAAAATGAAAGCAAAGGGAGCAAGATTCCCTAACATCATACATCCCTCATCTATTGTGCAGTCTGAGATAAAAGGCGAAGGTAATATTGTCGGAGCATGGTCGCTGATAGGTGCAAATGTAAATCTTGGAGACTTTAATTATCTTACTCCTTGGTGTGACATCGGGCATGATTGTGTCGTGGGTAATCACAACATCTTTTCAGCAACAATAGTATGTGGTCACTGCAATATTGGAGATCGCAATTTCTTTGGCATCAGATCAACGGTGATACCGCACATAGAAATTGGAGACGACAGTGCCGTACATGCGGGAGTGACAGTCGATGAGAATATTGGAAGTAACCAATTAATGACATGTAACAATCGGGACCGAGTTATTGTGGATAATTACAAAAGAAAATGAACAAGCATCTTTGTATCCTATGGTGTTTCAGCAACTACGAACATATTGTCAAATGTTTCGAAAGTGTGCAGATGGACACCATGGATTATTTCATTGTGGAAAACAGAAGCCATAAGAGTCTTGATCTTCAGAAGTATTTTGCAAAAAAGAGACTTGCCGGCCATATCCGGTTTAAGGAAAACATCGCGGATAATGCGGTGAAAATATTCTTAAAGGATTATCGCCGGTTACTGTATCAGCATGAGTATATCACCTTTAGTGATGGAGACCTGTTTGTGGATAATGCCAAAGACGCTTTTGGGGAAGTAGTAAAGATACTGGGACACCCGGAAGTAGGCGTATGTGCCATGGACTTAAAGATGGATAATTTTCCTTATGACATAGCAAAACCATCAGATTGGATTCCGGGACCTATTGGAGAAACCGAAGACTATGTTGTATGTGCCACAGGAGCTCACATGATGACCTTGAAAGTAGAAAACCTGTCTGTATTAACGGGGGCAAGGAAAGCAATAGACGGATGCTTTCGGGAGATGTGTGCAAACATAGGGCTTTTATGGGTCAAGACAAAGCAAAACAAAGCATATCATCTGACATGGGACTATTACCATAAAGGGAATCCATATTATGAGTTCAGGGTTCGGAATCCAAAGATATTTGCCCAACATAAAGTATGTCGTTATATCCGATTAAAATGATAATACACTCTCAAAAATCACTTGACCTTATTGCGCACATCAGCCAGACGGTGCGAACATTTCACCATCATTTCCATGTATTGTATGACATAGCAAGTCTTTATGAAAGCAAAGTGAACTATGTGGAGATTGGATGTTATGCGGGGGCGAGTGCATGTCTGATGTCACAAAGGGCAAATACGAATATCTTTTCAATAGACCTTGGCACACCGATAAATCCGAGTCACGCACAGGCAAATGTTCTCAGGCACAATATCCATGGCAACCGATTTGAATACATTCAGGGAAGTTCACACGACATACACATTGCAGACCGGATAAGAAAGAGCATCCCTGATGGGATTGACATATTGTTCATTGATGGAGGTCACTCATTCGCAGATGTCACTCAGGACTTTGAGATGTATTCCGGCATGGTGAAAAATGGTGGTTATATAGTCTTTGATGACTATCTTGACCACCAGTTCAGCCCGGAGGTAAGGCCTGCAGTTGACAGGATTGTGCAGTGTATGGGAAACAGGTATGAAGTGATAGGGTGTATGAAGAATGAAATTGGAGCGCACCCCAAAGAGATTACTGAAAGTAATTGTTTTATTCTCAGGAAAAACGTGGCAAAAATTGGAGTTGTTATTTCTACATACCAGAGACCAGACGGCAAAAGTCCATTTTATATCAGAAGGGCACTCAGTCAGATACATGCTCAGACATTTAAGAACTACCAGGTATATCTTATGGGTGACAAGTATGAGAATAATGACGAATTGAAAACCATCATTGCGCAATACCCAAATGTCACCTGTATAAATTCAGTCCATGCGGTAGAGAGAGAGAGGTACCCGCCACGGAGCATGAAGCTATGGTGCACAGGAGGCAATACAGTGGTGCTACATGGCATATCATTGGCTCTCAGGGATGGTGTGAATTATATCTGCCACCACGACCACGATGATTGGTGGGAGCCAAATCATCTCGAATTACTCAATAAAGTCATTGAAGAAAAAAATCCATTTTTCATTTGCACAATATCATCTTATTCAGCAAACCATCTTCCGTTTGTTCCTATCAGTAATGAAGTCATTGATTTCCTTCCGGTACCCGGAGGGATGATCTCGTCAAGTTCGTGTATAAAGTATTCTGACACTCAGTTAAGAGGCAGAGATGTTTTTGAAGCCACCGGCACACCTAATCCAACAGATGCAGATTTATGGAACAGGATGTCCGAGGAGATGAAAAACACCGGAAAGAAGGGTTATCTTGTGTGCTCTCTGACCTGTCATCACGATGAAGAAGGATACACTATGCACGGACAATCGACATGAACCATCTCGCGCTATTAAAACGATACTACAAAGAGGTTGATCCGCAGATTCTCTCGCAATACGAGGAACCGGATAAGTTCATTTGGGTAAACACCGATGATAAAGACTTATTTCCAATAAAGATTGATTTGCCGGAAATGCCGGAGCCACACCTGATTGATAATTGGGACATACAGGCGGAGGAGCAGATGTGGCACCCGCCAAAACTACCCAAGAGGCTCAAAGAATTACAGACCCGGTATGAGACCATTGATGACACCTGGGCAGAACTTGAAGCACATCCCGACATATATGAGGAAGAAATAGAGTTTATTCGCAGGGAATGGCACCGGAGACTTTATGGCTATTGGTTTTGGAATAACGGCAAGCCTACATACATGGATGGGTGGCATTATTTCTTCTGTGCATGGTGGCATATTGACATTGGCCTACCAAAGTACAGAGACAGGGACCGAAGATTCTTTCTGTTTGCCAGAAAAATATATACCGAGACAAAGTATCCCAAGTTTGACAAGAAAACAGGACACGCCATTATAGATAAAAAAGGCGAGTGTGAATGGATAGATACTCTCAAAAGACTTTTTTACGGATTCAACTATGCAAAGCACCGTAGGGAGGGAGCCACATACAAGGCCGAGTTAATCAACTATGAGATCATAAGCCGGACGTTGGGTGCGTGGGGAGGCATTCAGTCCATGAATGATGTTCAGGCTCGTAAATGCTTCCTGAAACACCTTGTATCACCATGGAAAAAATTACCGTTCTTCTTTAAACCAAACTATGAAGGGTCAACATCACCAAAGACAGAACTATCATTCTCTCCTCCGGCAGTAAGGCTTTCATCAAAGGGATCTCTTTCGTCATCAGAGCTTGGTCTTGAATCAAAGATTGACTATGAGATGGCAGACCCATCAGCGTATGACGGTGATAAACTGTATTTTCATCACGATGATGAGGTAGGAAAACTTAAAAAAGGACTTTCATGTTGGGATCGTCACCAGGTTGTAAAGGAATGCCTTGCAATTGGTGGTGATATAATCGGATTTACGATCAAGACATCCACAGTAGGGGAGATGGAGAAAGGTGGAGGTAAGGCATTTAAGCACCAGTGTAAGCTCAGTAATTATTACGAAAGAAACCCGAACGGACAAACCGTATCAGGGCTTGCTACATTGTTCATTCCTGCAGATGATGGATTGGAAGGATTCATTGATCAGTACGGGATGAGCGTCATTGGTACACCTACAAAACGTCAAGCTGCTTTTATCGGAAGAAACATTGGGGCAAGAGAATATTTGCTTAATAAGCGCAAGGGACTTGTTGACAAGGGAGACCAGGAGGGGCTATCTGAACAGATCAGGCTTTATCCTCTGAGGTTTGCAGAGTGCTTCCGGACCGCCACGAAGTCATCTGGTTTTAACATGAACAAACTCGAAACCTATATAGATGAGCTCACGTTCTCACGTCAGGATATCGCAGTCGGTAATTTTCAGTGGAAAGATAATATCCGAGATGGCAAGGTAATCTTTGTTGCCAATCCTGATGGGAAGTTCAGGGTAAGTCACCAACTTGATTCCGATCAGACAAACAAGAAAATATGGGATGATGATGTAGGAGGATGGCGACCTGCAAACACCCATTGGGGAGTAGCCGGAGGAGACCCGTTTAAATTTAACAAGACCGAAGGAAACCGCAAGTCCAAAGGAGGTGGTGCAGTTGTTCGTAAGGGCAAGATAACGGACGGCAACTTCACGATGAAGCGCAAGTTCGTCTGCACCTATGCTGTGAGGACTTATGACAAAGACACCTATGCAGAGGACATGCTGATGATGTGTATCTACTATGGTGTGCAGATGTTTCCGGAAATAAACGTGCCGTTGTTATGGGACTATTTTGTGGCCAGAGGTTATGGAGAGTATCTTCTTTACAAAGTGGATCCGACAAGTTTTGAGTTCAGTAAGACACCTGGAGGACAAACAGGAGAGAAGATCAAACAGCAGATATTCACCGAATGGATGGACTGGATAGAACATGAGGCTGATGAGGAAACTCACATAGAGATATTGGAGGAATGCAAGGACATAGATGGCCCTGAAGACATGACCAATTATGACTTGTTTACCGCAGGGGGATACGCACTGCTTGGGACTCACGGCATATATGATGAACTGGAAAAACTGAATGAACAGGAGTACACCCTTGACAACTATTTGAAAAAGCGCAAATACTCATTCGCAAAAAAATACTAATTTTACTGAAAATATAAGGCAATGGCAGTGTCTCTTGAAAAATACGCAACGGGCAGTTATCCGTTCCCAAAGGATGAAATCAATCCTAAAGAAAAGACCCCTGAGTGGGGAAGAAAATGGTGCGAGGCCATGTATGCAAAGCGAATGCAGGGACAATCAGCAATTCCGTCAAGTCAGATAAAAGAGATACAGTCGTTACGTGCGCTTGCAGACGGCAAACAGGACGTTTTGCAGTATCAGAAAATACTCTTGGATGAGGCCGATCCTGGTACGGATATACAGGGATACATGAATATCAATTGGGACATCCCTGCCATAATGCCAAAATTCCTAAGAGTAGTGGAAGGCATGTTTCTCCAGACCGACCATCAGGTTATTGCCACAGCCGTTGACCCATCAAGCACCGATGAAAAAGAAGCCGTAAAGCTGGATATGGTGTACCGTATGAAATTTAAAGAGGCGGTGCAGTATATTGAGAAAGGACTTGGCATTGATCGATCCAATGAGTATGTGCCGGAGACTATGGAAGAACTCAATCTGTATGATGGAGCCGGAGGCTTTAAACTCGCAAAAGAGACAGAGATTGAACAGGGACTTGACTACACCTTTTACATCTCAGATTGGAAAGAGATTAAGAAAAAACTCATCCGGGACTTTTGTGTAATTAATTGTTCGGGAACGAAAGACTACGTTGACCCCTATTCTCAAAAAGTCAGGGTAAGATATGTGGATCCGGAAGATTTTATCGGACAATTCTCAAAGTATTGGGATCACCGCAATATGGAATATGCTGGAGAAAGAATACGCGTGCTTATCTCCGACATCCGCAAATTAAAGATTGAGGGAGTAACGGAGAATGAACTTTTGGAACTGGCCAGATCATACAATAGATATTCTGGAAATCCGAGCATTGACAAACTTGCGTATGATACGGAAGCCGGAAATGCTAATTATGATAGCTTCCTGGTTGATGTCATTGATGCTGAATGGATGTCTGTTGACAGTAAATACAAAACTACCCGCACCAATAAGTACGGCAATGAGCTCATGTAT